TACTGGCATTTATTATAGTGCTGATTCTATTTGGATTATTGGTCGTCAACAAGATAAGGTTGGCACTGAGATTCAAGGCTACCACTTCGTAATCAATATCGAGAAATCTCGTCATGTAAAAGAAAAATCTAAGATTCCAATTAGTGTTTCTTGGGACGGCGGTATCGTCAAGTGGTCAGGCTTGATGGAGATCGCTGAAAAAGGTGGGTACATAACCAAACCCAAAGTAGGCTGGTATGAAGCCATCGATCCAGCCACGGGTGAAGTTTTATCAGAAAAACTGCTTCGAGCAAAAGAAATTGTTGACAATTCTCAGTTTTGGGATATGATATTTAATAAGACAGACTTTGCAAATTATGTGAAGAATGCTTTCTCTGTCGGAGGCAGTATTATTATTCCAGATGAAGACAACAATGAAGTGCTAGAAGAAGTGGTTGAGAATGATTGAAAAGACGGTACTATCACACCTAATATTTAATGAAGACTATTATCGCAGAGTGTTCCCCTACATCAAAGGGGAATACTTTGATGATAACAACTTGAAAAAGATATTTGCAACATATTCAGATTATGTAGCAGATTACAAAGAGCCTCCTTCTATCGAGGCTCTTAAAATTACTTTAGATAAACGTAAAGATCTCAATGAAGATTCATATAAACAGGTGATGTCTACTGTTGATGATTTATCCGTTGACAAAGCAACTGATATCGATTGGCTTGTATCTGAAACCGAAAAGTTCTGTCAGGATAAGGATCTATTCAACTCGATTCGTAAAGCCATCTTAGTTATTGATGGCGAAGATAAAGAAATGGATAAGGGTGCGTTGCCAGAACTCTTATCGAATTCTTTGTCTATCAGTTTCGATACATCGATCGGCCACGACTTCCTTGATGATGCAGATTCTCGTTATGACTTCTATCATCGTAAAGAAGAACGTCTGCCGTTTGATATCGAACTTCTAAACAAAGTTACCAAGGGTGGCTTACCCCGCAAATCTATGTCTGTTCTCCTTGCTACTACCGGCGGTGGTAAGTCACTCGTTAAATGTCATATGGCAGCAAACTATCTTACACAGGGTAAGAATGTCGTTTATATCACTATGGAAATGGCTGAAGAACGCATCTCAGAACGCATCGATGCTAACCTGATGGATGTAACTCTTGACGATCTCAAGATCATGCCACGAGATGTTTATCAAAAGCGTATTGAACGTATTACATCTAAATCGCCCGGCAAACTTATCGTTAAAGAATATCCAACAGGCTCGGCTCATGCCGGACACTTCAGACATCTACTCAATGAACTCAAAATGAAACGAGGATTTGTTCCTGATGTTGTCTTTATCGATTACCTTAACATTTGTGCTTCAGCTCGCGTTAAAGGTGCTGCTGCAGCAAATAGTTACACATTAGTAAAATCAATCGCGGAGGAAATACGTGGACTGGCTATGGAGTTTAATTGTGCAATTGTTACTAGCTCTCAGTTTAATCGTGATGGTTATGGTAATTCTGATGTTGATCTTACAAATACCTCCGAATCAATGGGTATCACTCATACTGCAGACTGTATTCTTGGATTGATATCATCAGAAGAACTAGATAATCTTGGCCAACTTATGATTAAGCAGCTTAAGAATCGCTGGGGCGATCTTGGTTATTATCGTCGATTTGTCGTTGGTATTGATCGTGCTAAAATGCAGATCTATGATCTAGAACCTGGAGCTCAGCAAACTATAAGTAGGGATACAGCTCAAGTTGCTAATTCATCGCCAAGAAGTGTACTTGATCTGAAACCAGATGATGATATGCCAGTATTCGATAAAGGTAAGAAGAAACTTTTTGCAGCAGGAGATTTCACATGAGTTACATTGTAAAACAATACGCAGAGAGATCTTATAGAATCTACGACACATCAAAGGATGAGTACATTAACATAGATCTGTCTCGCCATCGAGCAAATCAAATTGCAAGAAAAATGAATCTAGGTTCAGGGTTCGACGGGTTTATTCCAGACTTCTTCAATAAGGAATACGTCATTCCTTATAAATAACAATAAAACAATTACCGGAAAAAGACAATGAAATCCTTTAAGAGTTTTATTGGTGAAGAGCTGGAGCTATTGCTTATGTCTGCAAGATCTGATAAATACGAAGCCGATGTAGCAGACTATATTAATAGCATGAACGGTGTCACCGCATCTCGTCCTAAAGTTAGCACAAAATATGCAGACGTAAAAACAGAATTCAATCGTAAGAAAACATGGATTGAAGTCAAGATGAATCATACAGACAATCTTGGCAATACTCGTGTTTCTTATATTGATGGTAAGTGGACTGCAGCAGCACCTCTAGATCCTGTTAAACAGTTTGCTATAGAGTATCTTTCTAAAGATCGCCAGACGCAACAATTCCTTAAAGACGTTGCAGAATTTGCCGGTGTTAAGAACTGGAAAGATATGACCGTTCCTTCTACTCAAGGTCCTTTGAAAAATAAGAATGCTGTTTCATATGAAAAGATGAAAGAGTATATGAGTAAAAGAACACAGTATATTCTTGACGTTAAGAATGTAGATCTAGGCGAGCTTGTTACTCGTCACTATCTAGAAGGTAAAGCAGAGCCTGCACACTATATGCAAGCGGGCGATGACTTCTATATGATCGGTAAAAAGAATCCTCTTGGCCTACCAGTTGATATTCCGGAGCTAGGTAGAAAAGGTCAGTGCATGGGTTCATTTAGAATGCGTATTGGTATTCGTGGCAGCAAACCTTACTACGAAATTCAACCTGAAATAAAAATCAATAATATGCCAACATCGGCGTATTCAATCAAACCAGGAACTCGTAAGAAGAATCCATTCGCGGTGTAATATGCTTAGATTTAAACAATATCTTTCCGAATCAAAAAACGTCCACATGGAACACCTCGAAGATTCTATCTTGAATCTCGGTGTTGATGGTACTCGTACTGCTATTAACTTTCTAAGAGCATTGAGAGATATGCTCGATGGTACATCAGCAAAGGCTGTTAATGTAACAGTAAAGTGGGATGGCGCTCCTGCTGTATTTGCCGGTAAAGATCCAAGCGATGGTAAATTCTTCGTCGCTAAGAAAGGTATTTTTAATAAGAATCCAAAGGTCTATAAGACCAATGCTGATATTGACGCCGATACAAAAGGCGACTTAAATGTGAAGTTGAAACTGGCCCTTGCTGAACTACCAAAGCTCGGTATAGAGGGTGTAGTACAGGGTGATTTTCTATATGCGAAAGAAGATATTAAAGAAACTACAATTGATGGAGAGCCGTATATTACTTTTCATCCTAACACGATTGTTTACGCGGTACCTAAAAACTCGGACCTCGCAAAACAGATTCTCGGATCCAAGATCGGAGTGGTCTGGCATACTACATACCGAGGATCAAGCTTTGAAGAAATGTCTGCAAGTTTTGGAGAGGAGATTGCATCTGGCCTCAATCAAACAAAATCGGTCTGGTCGGTAGATGCAGTCTATAAAGATGTTTCCGGTACTGCAACATTTACCAAGAAAGAAAGTGCAGAAGTAACTAAACTACTATCTGCGGCTGGTAAGAAATTCAATACAATTAAAGCGCCAACACTTAATGGTATCGCTAAGAATGAAGATACCTTAATTAAAATCAAAACCTTTGTCAATAGTAAAGTAAGAGCCGGTGAAAGAATCAGAGATCCAAAAAGATTTGCTAAGGATCTAGTTCAATACATCGATGACTATTACGAGAAGCAGGCTGCAGGTCGTAAGACTGAAAAAGGTAAAGCCGGACAAAGAGCCAAGAAAGACGCAACACTAGAGTACTTTAATAGAACGCCAGAGTCTCAGATTGTTGCAGTATTCGAATTATATAATCTACTTATCGACGCAAAACATTTAATCATTCGTAAACTAGATAAAGCAAAGCGTATCGGTACATTTTTGAAAACTGCTGATGGATATGAAGTAACAGAGCAAGAAGGTTTTGTTGCAATCGATCATACGGGTAAAAACTCTGTTAAGCTTGTTGATCGTCTTGAGTTTAGTAATGCTAACTTCTCAGACAAATATATCAAAGGGTGGCAGAAATAATGGCAAATATTCATTATCTTAAAAGAGCAGCAGGTGAAGCTGTAGTTAAAATTTACACCACAGAGTCTGCGGGAGAAACCATTGACTTAGACATAGCAAACCTAGCAGCTGCTGACGAAACATTTGATGCTAATACGGCTCACGTTGCATTTCGCGAAATATTTTGGGGTGCTAAGAAAGATAAGCAAATAGATATTTCTCGTAAACAGCGCGGAGGATCTGACGTTCATGGTCATTATTATTTCACAGATTCAGGTTCGTATGACTACACTGGATTTGTAGATGATGTCTATCCAGATTGGGATGTTCGAGTAGTGTTAGATGGTCCAGGCCACATTATTCTTAAACTTATTAAGAAAGAAGGCTACACTACAAGCTAGTCACTTTCTGCATAGCGGGTTTACCAAATTGGTAACCCTTATTTACCAATTTTCCTAATAAATATATTTGTAAAAGGGCTAAAGCTAAGCGGTCGCTTAGAGCCGGATCACATACATACATATACATTAGGAGAATCAAATGACACAAGCTATCTTGGCAGCAAGTCATGCGCTCCACATAGACGCACTATTCGATTGGGTTCGTGATCTAAGTAGAGCATATGTCAGGCAGAGAAATATTCAAATCACTAAGAAAGAACTGGGTGCTCTTACCGACAGAGAGTTGTGGGATATTGGAATTAGCCGCGGCGAAATTCACGATATCGCTGTATCATCTTTTCCGAAAGCAAAATCAAACGACAATTTGAAGGGATGGGTCTAATGACAGCAGCAGTAATGAAATACACTTTCGCGCCACTACAAGGATTTTGGACAGGCTTTA